CACGACCTTCGTGCAGAAACAGGCTCAGCAGGATGGCTTCTTCCTAACCAATACGGCTCTGCACAAGACCGTATCTGGGCAGGAGAAATCGGAACTTACGAAGGTGCATACTTCGTAGAGTCTGCTCGCCTTTACAACGCAACAGATGGTTCATCATCTGCACGCGTTTACCGCACTATCGTGGCAGGACAACAGGCACTTGCAGAAGCAGTTGCTGAAGAGCCACACGTAGTAATCGGACCAGTAGTTGACAAGTTAATGCGTCATCGCCCAATGGGTTGGTACGGCGTACTTGGCTTTGCTCGCTACCGCGAAGAGGCACTATACCGAATCGAATCAGGTTCATCAATCGCTTAATTGGTTGACGGGTAGGCAGGGGGAAACCCCTGCTTATCAGTAAGTTCATTAAGGAGAACAATGGCAAACTGGACATTCCAAACACCATACGTACTTGAAGGTCCGTCTGGTCATCATCGCTTATTTTACTTTGCCAAATTACGTAAAGGAATTACTATCCTTAAATCTGGCAGCACATACTCACAGGCAAGATATTTAATGGACGAAGAATTATCTACATACACAAGGGTTTATCGTGGTGGATATAAGTACGTAGTAGACGATACAGAAAAAGCAGCATTAATCGCAGGGGGCGTAAGTGTCACAGAAGCAAACTTTACAGCAATCTAATTGCGACCATACAACTAAAGTACTTGAATGGGAGTATGTCCTTGAAGAAGGACAGGTGTATAGCAAGGTATCGTTATACGGTTGTATAAACTGTGATGCAGTTTCTGATTCTCCGTTTCCAACGGAAGAAGTTTTTGCAGACCATAGTAACTGTAAACATAATCCTTGCTTTGGATGCAAGGCTAAAACATTACAGTTAAATGCAGGAGATGCTACTAGAGATATCCCTGATAAAAAGTGGAACGCTGAATTAAAAGAATACAAGAAGGCTAGGGACGAAGGACTTCGTCCAGCAGGAACAACCTATGCTCATATTGAAGAAGCAAGAACTGCATCAGAAACTTTAGGTAAAGCCTACAACGCAGAGACTATGCCTAAAGCCAAACACATAACCAAAAAAACTGCGGAAGTCATGAAAGAGATAGGACAAGTATAATGATGAAAGACAAAAAGATGATGATGATGGACATGATGAAGAAGCCTGTAAAGAAGTCTATGGTTAAGAAGTCCGCTAAGAAGGCTATGCCTAAGAAGATGGGAAAAAAGAAATAATGCCAAAAGTCGGAATGAAAGAATTTGCATACACAGCAAAGGGCATGAAAGCAGCCAAGGCTGAAGCCAAGAAGACAGGCAAGCCAATGAAGAAGGTTGCCAAGAAGACTGCAAAGAAGAAGTAATTATGCCTAGTTACCTAGAAAACCTTATGAAGGAAGCAAAGCAATCGGCAAAGGCTTGGCAAAAATCTTACAATGCTAGCGCCGATATTAATCCTGGTGCTGACGCCCGCGCTATTGCGGCAAACAAGGCTAGTGATAACCAAATGGGACAACTCATTGGTGCTCTTATACAAGGTCGTCGTTATGACGACAAGACAGGTAAGCAAATAAAAAGAAAGAATAAATAAATGACAGACCCTAGACTAAAGCGAGCAGGAGTATCAGGCTTTAACAAGCCCAAACGTACTCCTAATCATCCAACCAAGTCACACGTTGTTGTGGCTAAATCTGGAGAACAAGTTAAAACTATTCGCTTTGGACAGCAGGGTGTGACTGGCGACAAAAAGCCAACAGCACGTCAGGCTTCATTTAAAGCACGTCACGCAAAGAACATTGCTAAGGGCAAGATGTCTGCAGCCTACTGGGCGGATAAAGTCAAATGGTAAAGAAAGCATTCTGGGATAAAAAAAACCCAAAAAAGAAATCAACACCTTTGACTCCTTCACAGAAGGCTCAGGCTAAGGCTCGAGCAAAGGCTGCGGGTAGACCGTATCCTAACTTAGTAGACAATGCAGCAGTAGCAAAGAGAAAATAAAAAGGGTGGGGACATGAGTAAAAATTCAATTGCACTTGCATGGTGCGACAACGGAATGGTTGACGGTAAGTTCATGCAGGGTGTAGCAGATGTGATGTTGAAGTCAGGCGTTAAGTTTGATACCTCACTAAGAAGTGGTGGTAATCAGATTGCTAGACAAAGGCAGTCACTGTTTGATTACTGGGCAGACAAGACAACATACGAGTGGATTCTATGGATTGACTCTGATGTAGTAATCAGTCCAGAAAAGTTTAAACTGTTATGGGATAACAGGGACGCTACAGAGCGTCCATTGGTTACAGGTGTCTATTTTACTACAGACAATCCTGAGGAACCATTAATGATTCCCATGCCAACAGTGTTTAGTTTTACAAATAAAGGTGATGGAAGTTTTGGTTTATCCAGAGTTCACCCATTGCCAAAGAACCAACTTATCAAAGTAGATGCAGCAGGATTTGGTTTTCTTCTTATGCATAGAAGCGTGATTGATAAGGTAAGAGCAGTAGCACCAGAGGGACAGGTGTTCATGGAGATGGGCAGAGGAACAAAGTTCATTGGAGAAGATATCTTTTTCTTTGCACTATGTGACAAAGCCGAGGTTCCAATCTACTGCCATACTGGAGCAACAGCGCCACACATGAAAAGATTCTCATTTGACGAGCATTACTACAATGCCTTCTTTGGCGCAGCACAGGAAGAGGAATCAAAATTGATTACCCCTAAAAGTGCCAAAACTAAAAAGGGCTTAATCATACCATAAGGAAGGTGCACGATGGCACTAGGAAAAGCAGGTAGTAGCCTAACGCAAGAACTTAATCGTCTTGCTGGAATTACTGATATCGCTAGTTACCTTGATGAACAAGGAGCAGCAAATAAATGGGCTAGCACAACTGGTCTTGCAACTGTAGGGGCTTTGAATATTAAAGCAGATGCAGTACGCACAAAAGATAAGTTTAAGGATATTGATGGTATCTGCAATGAACTTGCTGGAACTACTGGACTAGCAGCACCTGCTGCATTACGGAGCATAGACGCCTAATGCCTACATTATCCGAGATGATTGATGAAGTTAAAACAAATCTTCAGGGTTACACACTTCGCCAAGACCGCGTTACTTATCTAGCAAACTCTGGTGGTATCTCTACATCTGCAGTTTCTGTAACTATTGGTTCATCTAGCAACCTAGCAAAAGGTATTATTGAAATTGAAGATGAACTACTTCTAGTAGATACATTTGATAAAGCATCTAACACTCTAACTATTATGCCTGGCTTTGGACGTGGCTATCAGCACTCTACTGCAGCCACTCATGCTCAGTACTCCCCAGTTGTTATTGCCCCACAGTTTCCTAGAATATCAATCAAGCAAGCAATCAACGACACTATTGGTTCCTTGTATCCTAAGTTGTGGGCTAACGCAACAACTACTTTGACATACAATCCAGCAGTTACTACCTATGCTTTGCCATCAGGTATCGAAGATATAACTGCATTATCTTGGCAAGCAGTTGGTCCTTCTAAAGAATGGATTCCAATTAACCGCTGGCGCTTAGACCCAATGGCAAATACAACTGAATTCCCGTCAGGCAGTTCGGTATCTATTCACGATAGAATTACACCAGGACGTACGATTCAGGTAGCGTACCGAAAGGCTCCAGTAATTTTAGGTAACTCAACAGATGAGTTTACAACAGTAAGTGGTTTGCCATCATCTTGTCGTGATGTAGTTGTCTTAGGCGCAGCCTACAAAATGCTTTCATACATTGACGCTGGACGAGTCAACCTTACATCTGCTGAAGCAGATGCAGCAGATACAAAGATTCCATCTACTGCTGGTGGAACAGTAGCAAAATATATCTTTGCTCTCTACCAACAAAGACTCCAAGAAGAGAGTTCCAAGTTGTCAGGTCAGTACCCAATCCGTCCACATCGTCTAGGCTAAGGAAAATAAATGGCTAGAAAATATTCCAGTATCAGCGTAGCGACAACGCTCAACGGTACTATCTCATCATCGGCAACAACTATTCAAGTTGCTGCTGGAACTGCAGCATTGCTCCTTGGTGGAGTAACTCTTGCTGCTGCTAACGTAGACCAGTTTGCAATTGCTATTAATCCATATACAGCAGCAGAAGAAATCTGTTTTATTACTGCAGTTTCTGGAGATATTTTTACTATAGTTCGTGCTCGTGCTGGTTCAACAGCACTTAGCCATACAACTGGTGCAACTATTCAACACGTACTTACTGGTGAAGATTTA